GAGATTTTCCCGGACTGGATCGCCTGATCCTTGGCGTAGATGGGTGCATACGCCATCCCCACAGGTAGCTGGCGCACAAAAGCCAGCAGGTCCTGCGTCTTACCTTGCGACATGTTAGAGTCTCACATGAGAATGGAATCCGCGGCCCCGCAGCTCCCGCTGTAGGGCCGTTTTTTCATGGTAGCCAGCAGGTCAAGACCGTGTTACTGTGTTACTCGTTGGCACTCCTGCCGACCACACCAAACGACCCAAAAGCATGGCTTTCCTTTCAAAATCCGCATCTGCAGCCGTTACCGGCAACAGCACCGGCGGTGGTTACCTGAGCCTTTCCAAGCTTCCCGATGGTGGATCCGTCCGCTTCGCCCTACTCACTGACGAACCTCTGGAGTTCTACGAAGCCTGGGGCGCCGCCAACGGCACCAACAAGCCCTTCCGTTTCGACTTCGAGCCCACCTACGAAGACGTGGTTGCCGAAATGGGCGAGTTCGAGCCCCGCGAAGGACGCGGCGGCCCCAGCACCGCAGACGTGAAGTTCGCCATCGCCTGCCCGGTTTACAACTACGAATCCGGCAAAGTCCAAGTCCTACAGATCACCCAAAAGTCGATCCTCAAGGAAATCGACCAGATCTCCCAGATGGAGGACTACTCCAACCTGCTGGAGTGGGACTTCACCATCAGCAAGAAAGGCAGCGGCCTCACCACCGAGTACACCGTTCGCCCAGTCCCCCGCAAGAAAGGCAGCCAAGAGCACATCGACGCCGCCTGGATCGAAGCCAAGTCCGAAGGCTTCGACATCACCCGACTTCTCAGCGGCGGCAACCCCTTCAAGGCTGCTTGACATGGATGATGAAGCCCTATGGGATATAGCTGCTGCCATTCGCAGCAAAAACATCCCTGATGTCGATTTAGTGTCAACTCAAGAAGCCCTCTGGCGTATAGCGGGTCTTCTCGAAAACGTACACACAATCGTGCCTTTACTTGATGGTATAGAAGATCGCCTCTGCGAAATTCGGGACGAACTTAATACTTTGTCTACCATTCAAGAAGCACAAGGTTAAAAACAGTAAGCCCCGCCATTGCGCGGGGCCTTTTTACTGGTACTATGAGAGTGGGAAAAACTATTCAAATGGCCTCCAATACGCAAGACACACTGGCATCACTGCGTAAATGGAGGCTGGAACAAGACAACTCTGGCCCCTTCCGGGTCTACCGAGACATCAATGGCAATATCTACCATAGTGTTACACACATCCTGAAGGAAACAAGCGACAAAACCGGACTGGAGCGCTGGGAGGCTCGCCTGGGACCCGTCGAAGCAAGCTGCCAGCGCAACATTGCCGCAACACGCGGCAACATGGCCCATTCACAGGCTGAATACCTACTGAAGACTGCCCAACAGCTGGCACGTTCCACCGCCAACAAGCGCAACAGTATTCGCTGGGACGATCAAGGCCTGGCACGCATCCCGGTCCCCATCACGCAGTGGGCACTCAAGCGTGTAAGGCCGAACGTACCGCGAGTTGGCTGGAGCGCCTCAGGTTACGCCCGCAGCCTGTCCGACTGGATCGCCGAAAACGTCACCGAGATTTTTGCAAGCGAATTTTCAATCCACCATCCAGCAGGCTTTGCTGGAACGTGTGACGCCTTGATCGGGCTGAAGAATAACGAGCTGGTACTAGCGGACTGGAAGACCAGCGTGGGCCGCAAAACCACAACTGACAAAGACGGCTCGGAACGTCTACCACCCGGCCATTCATACATCGACCAGTGCGGTGCCTATTCACTGGGACTTAGCCACCTAACTGGACTAAGGCCAACTGGAGCAGCCATCGTGCTGGCACGCCGCTGCGGCAACCCAAACATTCACTACATGACGCGAGCCGAGTTAGATGAGGCAGAGCAGTCTTTCCTGGAACGCTGTCACAGATATTTCGAAAATCTCCATTCACAGCTTCAAGCTGAAGCCTCGGGCTAAAGCCCTCGGCGAAAGCCATTCACTGGAACGCCATTCAAGGCACGAGGAAGCAGGGCTGGGGCCTAGGAAACTTCGGCCCTGCTTCTCGCCACTCACAAGCGACTCTTGGAGGAAAGCGCTTATGGCATTCATAGTGTAGCACCCTAGGCTGGCACTAAAGCCATTCACAGGATGATTCTCATGAGTCTCATCGCTACGGCACTGGTACTGGTGGGGGTAGGGCTGGCACTGCGGGCGTTGGTGCTGATCGTGCCCGATAGGGAGCCGGGGGGAGAGACTTTACCTTCCCGGCTGCGGGTGATTAATGGCGGCAGAAAAGGCCCCCACCGCTAGGCAGGAGCCGAGACTGATCAGCTGGAGCGCTTGTGCTCACCCCTGCGGGGTTCGCACTTTTCTAGACGGCTGCGCTTTTCCTGCGTCGCTGCGCTTTTTCCGGGGCGAACCTTTAGCAGCCCGGACCCTATTCGCTGGAGCTTTGACCGCTTGCGGTGTGCGCGGAAAAACGCCCGTAGCTTGTGGAAAAAGCTCTGGCGGAATATCGGCGCCGCCATTGCAGCGCTGGCACGCCCGCCAGTACGGCACGAGCTCACGCCAGAGTTGCAACGGTCCCTCTTTAGCGTGAGCTTGCTGGAGCGTGAGCAGGTCTGCCCAGTCGCTCGCTTCGATTGTTGAGCGCTCAACAGCCCAGCGTAGGTCGCGTAGGTGGCGCTTTTCAAGGCGCAGCGCTTCGCGCTCAGCTTCGCGGGCTTCGCGCTGGCGCCCCTTTGTCGTCCATTCGCCTCCCGTCATTCTTGAGGCTCCGCGTAGGCGGATTCGATCCGCTTGCTGCAGCAGTCACAGAAAAGCTCGGGATCCTCCCAATTCGCGTCGATCGCCACCAGTCCCCAGCCGTCCCGGCCGGTAGTGGTTGCGATTGATTCGCGCTCAGTCTTGGCACAAGCTGCGCAGCAGGCGCCGCCATCGTGAAACACGCCGAATAGCGGGTAACCGCCAGGCCACGCGTAGGGGATGGCGCTCAGCTGATCAGCGAGTCGGAGGCTGCGTGATTGTGTTGTCATGGTTCCCTGTGGGTTGGGGATACCCTGCGACACTAGCACGGGCCGCAAGTCTTGCCAGCTGGCTCTGATGTAGTATTGTGGGCGAGCACAACACAGCCACACCATGGCACTGATCAGAACCACAGAACCGCGCGGCACCTTCCGCGTTACCTACGAAACCGTGACGGCAGAATCAGCCGAGCATGGCGACGCTGCAGAGCGTGGCTGGCTTGACTGGCGCGGCTGCCCTTGCGACGAATACCACGACAGCTGCTGGGACTTCCGCGACCTTACCGACCGGCTGGCAGGTTGCTACGCGGAAGGTGACGGCGACACAGTGCCGCGTTGGATCACACTGGATCCGCAGTCCGACTTCTGGCTCTCCCCCTTCTGGCGAGATCTCGCGGGAGAGGATGCCCTAAGCGTTACGGCTTCGGTCCACCGACCGGACTGGATCACTGACTCCAGCTGGATCAGAGTCTGCCGGATGCTCGGCTGGCGTTCTTGCCGCTGATGATGTAGTGTATTTCACGAGACCCAACCCTAAGGCTCACCCCATGACCCGTTACACCACCGAACAGCTGGCATCCTTCCCTTGGATCGTCAGCACTGACACACTGCGCACCGATCACCTGGCGGATGCGTACCTTGGCGTTTTTGACCGCTTGGGGCAAGACGTGCCGGAACCATTCCGCTCAGATCTGCAGCAGTGCGCTGCCTACGCTTCGGACCTTACCGGGCCCGAACCCTGCGACGCCTGGGAGATTGCGACCGCTTGGGCTTTTGACCGCTTAGGAGAGCTGGCACCGACCGGCTTCCACTTCGGTGCATCAGAAGGCGACGGCGCGTGCTTTGGCTTCTGGTTATCTAAAGAGTGGGCCGATGCTTTGGAAGAGCGCGGCATTGATTGCGAAGATCCCGCTGGCACGGCTGAGCTGATCCAGGCTTTCGACGATCACGGCATTGAAGCCGAGCAGCTTTGTGACGCCTACTGCGGCACGGCTGACGGTTACAGCGAGCAACAGGCTGGCGCGGACTACGCTCAAACGCTGGCGGATGACATTGGCGCGATCAACCGAGAGCTGGCATGGCCGCACACTTGCATTGATTGGGCCGATGCTTGGCGCGAGCTGGAGATTGGCGACGGTTACAGCCTGATCCGTGAAACTCCTAGCAGCTGGCACGTCGTCCGCAGTGTGTGAGCTGGCACCCCCACCGATCAACGGCCCGGCCAAACGGTCGGGCTTTTTCGCGGCGCTCGCTTCGCTCGCTTGCGAAACGTGAGAGCAGGAGAGCTTATCATTGGAGCACAGCAGTTTGTGACAGTAACCGTGGCGGATCTTGACGGCCAGGATGTAACCGAACCGCGAACCGTCGGCAACGATGAAAGCAAGCGGTGGCGCGGTGGACGTGGCAGCAGTGCTCAGGTTGAGCAGCGGGTTAACGCTTGCTATGCCTACATCTTGGAGGGTGGAACCCGTCGCCAGGTCGTTGATCGCCTCGTTCAACGGTTCAACATCAGCCAGAGAACGGGCCACGATGACTATGCAAAAGCGCAGGAGCTTTTAAAAGCCGAACAAGTGGCCACCAGGTCGGATTTGTTGAACCATATTCAAGCTTTGAGGCTCGCTACCGTGAAGCGTGCCCTGGCGAAAGGCCAGCTGCAGACTGTGGCGATGCTGCTCAAAGATATGGGCGCAGTGATTGGAGAGGCCGCGCCAGAGCAGCAGGCCGCGGCTGCCCCCACGCTCAATATCACGGTGGAGGACAAGCGCCAGGGTTGACCGCTGGCGGCTGTTGTGCTACAATATGGGAGCAACCTAGGGGAACCCTCCCATGCTCCGCAATCTCTCCATCTCTGATCTGGGCTACGGCTGCGCTATGGCGCTGACTGCCATAGCGCTGGTGTTTATGGGCTTTGACAACAGCCGCCAGCTGACACGCTGCCAAGCTTCCGGCCGATCGGCTGCCGAATGCCGGCTAGTTGTGCTCGGTAGATAAGCTCTGCTGATGTTACACAATGTGACAGCAGAGCCGCACCGCGCGGCTCTGCTGTGCTACAATACCAGAGAACAACACGCCACCACCCATGGCTACCATCACCACCGCCGCCGCAATTCTGCTGGCGCTGATCCTCCTTCCCCTACTCGTGCTGGCTTGGGCCAGCGAGTCACGCCAACAACGCGCCAAGCGCTGGCGCCGCGCTGGCCTGACCCAGCAAGCGATCGCCGACCGTCTCGGCTGCAGCCGCACCACAGTGCGACGACTGCTCGCGGGCTAGTACACACGCACTAGGGGGTAGGGTTCGGCGCTGCCAGCGGGCTAACGCCACCCAGGGAACCTACTGACATATCCTCAATTTCTTCTACTGTGCTAACCTAATCTTCTACTCACCTACAACCCCCATGCTCACGCTCGCCATTCTGCTGGCACAAGCCACCCCAATCACCAAAATCGGCAGTTCCTGCCCGTTCGGCTACATCAGCCAAGGCGGTTACTGCACACCAAGTGCTGCACTGGAACGCCGCACACAATCCATCACCCGCACGAGCGACTCCTGCCCGTTTGGCACCTACAGAGCTGGCAACTACTGCACGTGGACACCCCGCTACTGACGGGGGCAGGGGTTCAATTCCTGTAATACCCTAGAAAGTACCCACCTACATCAAAATGCCCGACACGGCTGGAGCACTCACCCTTCGCTATGCCCAAGGCGAAGTTTTCTCCAGCCGAAAACGCTTCCGGGTGCTGGTTGCAGGCCGCCGCTTCGGCAAAAGCTACCTCTCCTGCATCGAATTGCTGCGTGGAGCAATCGAACGCCCGGGCGAAACCTTCTTTTACGCCGCCCCCACCTACCGAATGGCGAAAGACATCGCTTGGAAGGTGATGAAAAAGCTGGTCCCAAAAGCCTGGATCAAGTCAAAAAACGAAACGGACCTCAAGATCGAGCTGGTAAACGGCTCAACCATCGAATTAAAGGGCACTGAAAACGCAATGGCGTTGCGCGGCCGCAGTTTGGCTGGCGTGGTGCTGGACGAAGCCGCGTTTATGGACGCCGAGGTCTGGTTCGAGGTTATCCGCCCGGCCCTCGCCGACAAACAAGGCTGGGCACTGTTCATTTCCACCCCGGATGGCACAGCCAGCTGGTTTTACGACCTCTGGTGCTATTGCGAGGAGGGCGACAAGGACTGGCAGCGGTGGCAATTCACCACAATTGACGGCGATAACGTCCCACCGGAAGAAATCGAAGCTGCCCGCTCCCAGCTGGACCCCCGCACCTTCCGCCAAGAGTTTGAGGCCAGCTTCGAGAATCTCAGCGGTCTCGTTGCCGTCTCATTTTCGGACGACAACATTGACAAGGTGGTGCAAGATCTACCCGTTCTACCCCTACTGCTTGGGGTGGACTTCAACGTGGACCCGATGAGCGCAGTTTGCGCGGTCAAAAAAGGCGATGTTCTTTGGGTTTTCGACGAAATCATCATGACGGGTGGTGCCACCACCTGGGATTTATGCGAAGAAATCCAATCCCGCTACGGCGTGGAGCGCCGAATTATCGCCTGCCCGGACCCAACAGGCGGTGCCCGCAAAACTAGCGGCGTTGGCGCGACCGACCACAACATCCTCCGCAAGAGCGGTTTTACGGTTTCCAGTCCCCGCAACCCCTGGAAAATCCGCGACAAGATCACCTGCGTCAACACCGCCCTCCTCGACGCATCTGGAACCCGCCGCCTGTTTATCCACCCAAAATGCAAAGAGCTAATCAAGTCGCTCCGCACGTTGACCTATGCCCCAGGAACAGGTCTCCCCAATAAGAATCTCGGCGTCGATCATGCTTTCGATGCTCTTGGCTACTTGTGCCTTCAAACTTTCAACCTTGCCAAGCCCGAGTCACTCGGAAAAACCAACTATCGTGTGTGGTAAGCCTCCGGCATAGCAGATGGCCGCCAAAAAGCCCAAAAAAGGCCAAAAAAAGGTCGAAAAAGTGATGTCAGAGTATAAATCTGGCGCACTCAAGTCCAGTTCGGGCAAGAAAGTAACTAGCCGTAAGCAAGCCATCGCTATTGCGATGAGCGAAGCCGGCATGAGCAAGAAAAAGAGGAAGAAATAATGGCAAAACGCGGCCTTTACGCCAATATCCAGGCAAAACGCAAGCGCATCGCAGCCGGCAGCGGCGAAAAGATGCGCAAGCCTGGCACTAAAGGTGCCCCAACCGCCGCTGCCTTCAAAGCAGCCGCCAAAACCGCCAAAAAACGGAGGAAATAGTCATGACAGCTCTCGCAATCACTGCCGTTGATCGCTACACAAACGTAGTTGAATACACGGGCACCACAATGGACGCCGTAAACGAGTGGATCGAGGTACCTGCCCACTCAGGTAGCTACACATTCGCGGCCACTGTTACTGGTGGCGCCAACTTCACCCTGGCATTGGAGTGCAGTTTTAACGGTAATGGCAACTGGTTCACAATCGACACCAGTAAAACAATCAACTCTGACGGTCAATACGTCTACTTTTATGACGGCAAACCTGCCGCAAAAATCCGTATGAGGGTTGCATCTATCAGCTCGGGCACACCCAGCATTGTTCCCCACATTGCGGTTGCTTATCACGGTTAATGGCAATCCAAACGGTAAACGGGGGCTGTGTTCACATCGAAATTGATGCTGAAGACGGCCTCACCCATGCCACATTCGTCTTCAAGACACCGCAAAACCCAGAAATCATCGGCGGCTTTGTCACGATGCTGACCCAAGGCATCGAAGTACTGGTTCCTATTGCGGACCCTGACGACGAGGAAGACGACGAAGATTAAGTGCCAAAATAGGTACAAAGTAGGAGCCTAGCCGTGGTCTACAGCGCCAATATCCCGCCGACTGGAGCTGTAGTCAGCGAATCGCCGTTTGTCCGCAGCCTGGACGTAATTGCGATGATGCCGGACTGGGCGGTAATGGCAGCCGTAACCCGTGGCACGAACTACATCCGCGATTTAAGCGAGACATATCTACCGCAAGAACCCCGCGAAGACGACGACGCCTACCAAACCCGCGTAGACCGCAGCGTCCTTAGCCCTTACACCAGCCGGCTAATCGAAACCGCCGCCGGTGCAATTCTCCGCAAGCCCATCCATATCGAAGGTGACCCCTACTGGCTGGAGCTTGCGGAGAATATCGACGGCTTGGGCTCAAACATTAACGAGTATGCCCGCCGCGCACTGGTGAGCAGCATGACCTTTGGTCATAGCGCAATCTTGGTGGACTATCCGGCAGCGATGGGCGCGATGAATTTGGCGGAAGAACGCGCCCAAGGCCGCCGCCCTTATTTCGTGCACGTTGACGCCCCACAAATCTGGGGCTGGCGCAAGGAACCAATCACCAACCGCTTGCTACAGGTCCGCATTCACGATTACGACGTACGCCCACTGAACGAGTTCGGCGAAGAGCAGGTTGAGGAAATGCGCGTCATTTACCCCGGCCGCTACGACCTCTACACGCTGGGCCAAGACGTGGTGGAGTTCACCGAAAGCGGCGGCTACAGCTTGGACGAAATCCCCTTTGTACCGATCTATAGCAACCGCCGTGGTTTGTTGATGTCCCAGCCACCACTGCTGGACATTGCCAACCTCAACATCACCCATTACCAGCGCCAGGCCGACCTCATCCACGCGCTGCATATTGCCGCCATGCCCACCCTCGTCTTAGAGGGCTGGGACGATACGACTGGTTCAGCAACGATGGGCGTGAACTACGCCATCGCCATGCAACCGGGCAACAAGGCGTATTACGTGCAGTCTGACGCCAGTAGTTTTGACACCCAAATGGCCGAACTCCAGGCACTAGAGGGTCAAATGTCCACGCTTGGCGTCACCAAGCTTTTCGGCCAAAAGTTCGTTGCCGAGTCCGCCGAAGCCAAACGCATCGACCAAGCCCAAAGCAACAGCGTGCTTTCAATTATCAGCCAAGAGCTGGAAAGCGCCCTCAACCAAGCCTTTTCGTTTGCCGCGCAGTATGTGGGCATGGAACCACCCGAAATTACGATTGACCGCGACTTCGACTACTACCGCCTGATCGGCCAAGACGTATCTGTGCTGGCACAGCTCAACCAGATGGGCAAGATCACCGACGCAATGCTGCTGGAGATCTTGCGCCGTGGTGAGATTCTGCCAGACAACGTAAAGATCGAGGAAGAACTTGAGGCAATTACTCAGGTACAAGCCGATATGGTTGAGCCCGCAGTTACACAAGAGGAACCCCAGTCTTAAGTGCTAACCTAGAAAAGTCCAAGTAATACACAACCGTGCCTGAAGAACAGCAAGCAGTAGCCACTCCTGTGGAGTCTGCTGCCCCTCAGCCTGTGGCTGAAAGCTCCGATCTGGCCGCACAACTCGAAGCCCTTCGTGCGAAGAACCAAGAACTGATTGCTGAGCGCCGAAAGGACCGCGAGAACCGCGAAAACCTACAGAAACAACTGGACGAACTGCGTGTAGCGCAAGAATCGGCCAAAACTGCCAAGCTTGCGGAATCTGGCGAGTTCAAAACCCTTTGGGAAGAAGCCCAGCAAACTGTTGCCGAATTAAAGCAACAGCTTTCCAATAAAGAATCCGAAGTGGAACAAATCCGCCAAGGATTTACACAAGAGCAAGTGAAATCTGCAGCTATCGCCCAGTTATCTCAAGCTGGTGCACTGGCACCAGATCAGCTGTATCGTTTACTTCAGGAGAACCTACGCGCCAAAGATGGACAGCCTGTGGCTGTTGTCGGCGGCGTGGAAGTTCCGGTAGGCGAGTATATCGCCAACCTCAAAAACCCCGGCAGCGGTTACGAGCATCATTTTGCAGCCACGAACCGCGCTGGAATGGGCGTAACGAGTAGTGCTCGTGCCACCGCCCTCCCCGGCCAAAGCAACCCATGGATGAAGGACAGCTGGAACGTAACCCAGCAAATGATTCTTCTAACGAAGGATCCAGACAAAGCCCGAATCCTGAAAGCTGAAGCCGGTCAATAGCCCCTGTGGGGCACTCCCGTAAACCCACTTAGGAGCCCACAATGGCTGCCATTTCCGAAAACTACGGCGGAACTTTTCTGAGTGATCTAGTCACTCGCCCCGAGTTCCTCCAATACACCGCTGAAGGCATCTTCGAGCAATCGAAGTGGATCCAAAGCGGCATTGTGCAGCGCAACGCTGCTCTCGACGCACGTGCCGGCGGCACCCGCGTCCGCGTGCCTTTCTTCGACCCCATCAACCCCACCGAAGAGCAGATCACCTCTGCCGACGACTGGGGCACCTCTGGCGCTGGTTATCTGACTGCTCAAGGCACTACCGCCGACGAGCAGATTATGACCATCCTGCACCGTGGTTTTGCCTATGCCGCAGACGATCTGAGCAAGCTCGGCTCCGGCGCTGATCCACTGGCCCACGTCCGCAACCAGCTGACCGCCGCCATCAACAAACTGAAGACCGCCACCCTCAAGGCTCAACTGCTGGGTCTGTTTGGTGGTATCTCCGGCGCCGGCGTGCTTGGCCCCAACCAGTTTGACGGTTCGTTCGCTGGTGTCCCCGGTTCGATGACCGAGGCCAACTTCCTGAACGTGGCCAACATTGTGAAGGCCAAGGCCAAGCTTGGTGAGCGCGGCGACGAGCTGGACACCATCGCCATGCACTCCAACGTGGCGTACTACCTGCAACAGGTGGGGATGCTGACCTTCAGCACCTCTGCACTGGCCGCAGCCGGCTCCGTTATTTGGGGTGGCGGTGGCGTGGGTGTCAC